CTGTATTGAGCTTGAGAATGGTCAATTTTGTTTGTATCCTAATAACCGAACACGAATCTTTGACTTGTCTATTACACCTGAAGAACCACTTATACCAGACTTCAAAGTAAGTACACATTACTTTCAGGTAGAGAATGGTATTAGATGGGGTAGACTAGGAGATACTGATGAATATTTCTGGGAGACAGAATCAGAGAAGGAGCAATAAATAATCTTACAATATTATAGTAACAAAAATGGATGACGATCTTATTGTAAATATGGACGGTGGCGTTGGTGGTTCATGGGGAGTTAAGGATGATCGTAAAAAATCAGACAAAATTCTTCGTGAAGTAGCAGGTGATTATAAAAATGATGAGACAGAACCTGATCTTCTCCAAGAGTGACTATAAATAATATCGATATATAGTGTCGATTCGTGGCTGAAACCAATTCACGGTCTTTTCAGGATATTAGTTTGTCCTTTAAAGCACACCCTGTTACTGGTGATATCCAAGTTTTAAGGAATGAGGACGCAATCAAACGGGCCGTAAGGAATTTAGTACAAACAATCCCTGGGGAGAGACCTTTCCAGGGATCAGTTGGCACAGATATTAATAGCTCGTTGTTTGATTTTGTTGATTTTGGTACTGCAAACCTAATTTCTCAACAAATCTTTGATATACTGAGAACTTTTGAAGGTAGGATAGCAGGAACTAAGGTTGTAGTAAGTCCAAATCCTGACGGGAATGCTTTCGATATCCTAATTAGTTACGATATTGTTGGTGATGAGTTCCAAAGACAAGAATTTGAATTTCTTTTAGAGCCAACTAGGTAAGAAAATGCCATCATTTAAGTATACCAACCTAAATTTTGATCAAATTAAGAGTTCGATCAAAGATTATTTGAGGTCTAACTCAGAATTCTCTGATTTTGACTTTGAAGGGTCAAATATTTCGCTGTTAATTGATGTTTTAGCATATAATACTTACCTGACAGCATTCAACAGCAACATGGTTGCTAATGAATCCTTCTTGGACTCGGCAACTTTAAGAGAAAATGTAGTTTCTCTTGCAAGAAACATTGGATATGTCCCCAGATCGCGTAAAGCAGCAGAAGCGATCATTAGTTTTGAATATAAATTCAATGGAAATAGCACAACTGTTAGTTTAAAGAAAGGATTAGTATTAGTTGGTAGTGTTGAAAAGACTTCTTATGTCTTTTCTATTCCAGAAGACATCGTTGCGACGAGTCCAATTGATACTGGAGGCGTAGTTGGGTCAAATCCTCCTCGCACAGCATCGTTTAATAATATTAGAGTCTATCAAGGATCCCTATTAAGCAAGTCTTGGGTGGTAAGCGGTAGTACTGATCAAAGATTTATCATTGAAAACTCAAATGTTGATATTGATACCCTTACGGTGAATGTTAAAAAGTCTGGAGCTACTGCAGGACTGTCATTTTCTAAGGTTGATAACATTGTCAATGTCACAAAAGACTCAAATATCTACTTAATTCAAGAATCACCGAACGAGACATACGAATTACTGTTTGGAGATGGTCTTTTTGGATCAAAACTAGAACAAGGCGATACAATTGAAATTAATTACATCACTACTGATGGAAAATTTGGTAATGAAGGGAAAAATTTCACTTTTTCCGGTGATGTGCAAGATGATTCAAATAATTCGTTAATATCGACAAATATAATCAGCGTAACTACTTCCCAGACTGCCCGTAATGGCGCTGAGATTGAAGCAATTGACTCTGTACGATACTTTGCTCCTAGATTGTACTCCGCACAGAACAGAGCGGTTACGCCAAGGGATTATGAAGCTATCATTCAAAAAATTTATCCCAATACCGAGTCAGTTTCTGTCGTTGGTGGTGAAGAATTAGATCCTCCCGAGTTTGGAACTGTTGTTTTAAGTATCAAACCAGTAAATGGTACATTTTTATCTGATTTTACTAAGCAGAACATCCTGAACGACCTTAAAAGTTATTCTATTGCAGGTATTAACCAAAGAATTGAAGATCTTAAAATTCTATACATTGAATTGAACACTACTGCTTATTATAACAACACTGTTTTTGATGATGCGAACGAATTAAAGGCTGAAGTTATTCAATCATTGACAACTTATGGTAATTCTACAAATCTGAATAAGTTTGGTGGTAGATTTAAGTATTCTGAATCGCAAAGTATTGTTGATAAGACGAATAATGCAATTACTTCCAATATCACAAAAGTTACAATCCGTAGAGATCTTAAAGTTCTTGTAAATACGACTGCACAATATGAATTATGCTTTGGAAATCAGTTCCATATCTTAGCAGGTGGTGGAACCGTTAAGTCTAGTGGATTTACGATTGCTGGAGACCCCGAATTTGTATACCTAACTGATATTCCTAGAGATGATGGTAGATATGGCGATATTGCAATTTTTAAACCAGCAAAGTTAGAAGGAGAATCTGAAGAAGTTGTTATCAAATCTGCAGGCACTGTAGATTATTTAAAAGGTGAGATTTTACTCAATGCAGTTACTATCAACACTACTACAGCTGGAGATAATATTATCGAAGTACAGGCATTCCCAGAGTCGAATGATATTATTGGACTTAAGGATATTTACCTGAGTCTAGATCTATCAAATTCAGAGATAAATATCCTGAGAGACACGATTTCCTCTGGCCAACAAATTTCTGGTATTGGTTATCAAATCACATCCAGTTACTCCAACGGATCGCTAATTAGACAGTAGGATGATAGAGACAAACTCCCCACTAAGCCCAAGAGTAAAAACTTATCAGACTGTTACGGAATTTATTCCCGAATTTGCGGTCTCGGAAAATCCAAATTTTTCTGAATTTCTAAAACAGTATTATATCTCTCAGGATTACCAAGGTGGTCCTGCAGATATTGCTGAAAACATTGATGCTTACATTAAGATTGATAATCTTACTGTAGATGTCATTAGAGGATCTACGCAACTGACAGGATCTTGTTCTGAGACTGATGATACCATTACTGTAGAGAATACAGATGGATATCCCCCAAAACATGGTCTGATTAAGATTGATGCCGAAATTATTGGATATGAATACAAGACTGAAACTAGTTTTATTGGATGTACGCGAGGGTTCAGCGGGATTAGTTCCTATACTGCACCTAATAATGCTGGCGATTTAGTTTGGGAGCAAACTACAGCATCTGAACACTTTATTGGCGCAAATGTTCAAAATGTGAGTGCTCTTTTCCTAAAAGAGTTTTATAAAAAGTTAAAGGCGATGTATGCTCCCGGATTAGAGGGAGTAAATCTATCACCACAGTTAGATGTCAATAATTTTATTAAAGAGGCTAGAAGTCTTTACGAATCAAAAGGAACTGAGGATTCTTTTAAGATTTTATTTAAGGCATTATTTGGTATTGATCCAAAAATCAATGATCTTGAGAAATATCTCATTAAGCCATCATATGCAAACTATGTTCGTAGAAAAACACTCTCTCTTGAGTTAATTTCTGGGAATCCTTCAAATCTTGTCGGAGAAACATTATATCAGGATAACGATGTACTGAATGATAAGTTTAATGCGGCATCTGGTCCCATTTCCGAAGTTTCTAATATTCGAGACAATTATTTTAAAATCTCACTCTTTACTGGTTTTGATGAACGAAGCCTAACAGATGGTACTTTTGTAGTTCCCGGAAAAACTCGCAATATTGGTGAAGTTGGACTTGGTGCATCTGTAATTACTGTAGATTCTACTATTGGATTCTCCAGTACAGGAACTCTGTCTATTGGTGCAACAACATACACTTATGGACAAAAGAGTATTTCTCAATTCTTTGATGTAAGTCCATTAATTGCAACAACAGTTCCAAATAATACAGATATTTCTGCTCCTAATATTGTTTATGGATTTGAGAACGGCGATTCATCTAAGAGAGTAGAATTTAAGGTTACTGGTGTTCTCAGTAGGTTCTTAGCTAACCAACCACTTCAAAACCTTGATGAAGATTCTTCTATTAGGATTAGAAACTTAGGTAGGTTAATTGAAAACCCAGAAATCAATAAAGGATATGAGAATATATTTTTCAACTCTTGGATGTACAATACATCTGCTAGATATGAGGTTTCTTCATTCTCTGGATCTGGTTTTGTTTTAGAGGGAACTATCGATAAGAGTAGTATCCGAAAAAATGATACCGTAGAAATAGTTAATAGAAATTCAGAGTTAGTAGAAGCTACAGGACTGACCGTAGCATCCGTAAACACTACTACAAACACAATTACTGTTTCTGGTAATATTCCTACATTAAACCAATCATTATATTACGATATTCGTAGAGTTCAATTAAAAGCAAATTCTTCTAATGTTCCTATTAGAGGTGGGCAAAATCAGTTACTGGCAGACATTAATAATTCTTATATTGAAACTGAAAATGAGTCTGCAACAGGTAAGAGGGAAGGATATGTAGCTTCTAGCTCACTACCCAGTTACCTAATTACTGTAGACAAGTTAAAATCTACATTAGTAGATCCTACTGTAGCTCTTGGAAACTTTGACAACTACTACAGTGTAGAAGATGCATACTCTACCCTAGCATTTACTAACGATGTTCCATTTAGAACGGGAGATGAAATTTCCTATGTTCCATCACCTGGAACAGTTAATATTCTTGGTCTTGAGCAAAAAAATTATTTTGTAAAGGTATTAAGTCCTGCTAATAGAATTGAACTGTACACATCCAGAGCTTTTATCAAAGCAAATCTTCCAGAATATTTCAATCCTACCGGTATTGCTGGAACACATGATTTCATTCTTGCTAGTCAGGGTAAGCGGGAAATTTTTCCATCTAGACCTATCCGTAGATTTACATTAGCACAAGATCTTAAGAGTGGTAGAGAAGCGCAGACTACCTCAGAAATTACTGCTGATGGTAATACTGGAATGCTCGTCAATGGTCTAGAAATTCTTAATTACAAAGGTGAAGATTCAGTTTACTATGGACCTCTGAAGTCAGTTAATATTTTAAGTGGTGGAACTGGATATGATGTCCAAAACCCACCTAGTATTACCATTACAGACTCCACAGTTAGTGCAGCTAATACTGCAGGTGCAATTGTTAGTATCGCAGGTACAGTTTCTAATATATTTGTCGATCCTGTAGAGTTTGATATTGATAAAGTTACCAGCGTAGAAATCTATGGCGGTAATGGCACTGGAGCAAGAGGTAGAGCACTTCTTGAGGAAAGATACCGGCAGATTGAATTTGCAGGCATCAGCACCATCTCAGGGGGCAATGTAGAGGCTGTTAATGATAGGTTTACATTTGGTAAGAAACATAACCTAGTAACTGGTAATAGAATTGTTTATGATAATAATGGTAACAATAATTTAGGTATCGCTACTACAGGTGGACTAAAAGATGAATTGACCTTGATGAGTGGTCAAGACTACTATGTAAGGACATCTGGCGAACTTTCTATTTTCTTACATTATTCAAAGTCTGATGCTGTTCTTGGTATTAGCACCATTTCTATTTCAGAAGATGCTGCTAGTGGTAATAGTGGTCAGCACATTTTTAGAACATTTGAAAAGAAAAAGACCATTGGTAGAATTAGTGTAGAAAATTCTGGTGAAGGATACACTAGTAGAAATGTTTTTGTTAAACCATCTGGTATCAATACATTTAGAGACTATGTGTATTTTGAGGATCATGGATTCTCTGATGGGGATATTCTAAACTACACATATGATACTACTAGTATTACTGGACTGAGTAGTGATAAACAATATCAAGTATTGAAACTTGATAGTTCTAGTTTTAGATTGGCAGAAGTTGGTAATAAGGGTGACACAAAACCATCAGGATCTAATTATACTAAAAGCATTCATACATTCTTAGATACTCCTGGATCAGGATATCAAAAATTTTCGTATCCTCCAATTGAATGTACTATAAAAGTACTAACGGAAGATCAGACGGAACAAGAACTTGTAGCAACTCCAATTGTTCGGGGTAAAATCGTTGATGCTGTTTTATATGAAAGAGGGTCAAATTATGGATCCACTATTATTAATTTTCAGAACCCTCCAAAAATTTCTGTTAACAGAGGTTCTTTAGGACAGATTGGATTAATTTTTTCTAATGGTAGAGTTATTAGTGCATTTGTTCAGGCTGGTGGATCTGGTTATTCTGGTCCCCCAGAAATTCAAGTCTCTAGTGCTAGTACAGAGGCAAATGGAGCAATTCTTAGAGCAATTGTAAACGACAATGGAAGTATCACAGAAGTAAAAGTTATTTCCGGTGGCGTTGGATATGCTTCTTCTACTACAACTATTAATATTGAGCCAGTAGGAACAAATCTAAGACTTGAAGCTTCATTAAGACCATTAGTTATTAATAAGTCTTTTGGGCTCGATCCAGACGAATTAGACTACCTTGCACCTTATGGCGTAGGTGTTGCTGTAAATTATATCGGTTATGGAAATACGATTAGAAATTTCTTCGGAGATGATGGATCTAGCCACTCACCTATTATTGGGTGGGCATATGACGGCAATCCAATTTATGGACCTTATGGATTAAAAGATTCAGATAATATCCAATCCGATGTTAAGAGGCAATTGTCTAGCTATGAAATTGATGCTACTAAAATTGTCAATAGACCTCCTACATCTAATTTTCCATATGGATCTTTAATTGAAGATTATGCTTATCAGGGATCTGGAGATCTTGACGAGCATAACGGAAAATTTACCAAAACTCCTGATTTTCCACTCGGCATCTACGCATACTTTGCAACTGTAGATAATATCAATACACCAGTATTTCCATATTTTATTGGAGACACTTTCCGTAGTTTTGCTATTCCAGAAAATACTGTCAGAGGTTTAGTTATTGATCAAACTAACTTTGATTTTGAAAACTCTAAACTAGTTAGAAATACCTTCCCATATAATATTTTTGGTGACGGCAAAGCATATGATTATGTCTTCCAACCATACAAAACTAATAACCAAGAATCAACACCAGATAACCTCGGTGTAGGATCGATTACTTCGATCGAAGTTGATTTTTCAGGATCAGGTTATAGCGTTTTAGATACTGTAGTTTTTGATGATACTGGAACTAATGGTGGAGGCGTTTCCGCAGAAGTTCAAGAAATTTATGGAGTTCCTATTAATGAAGTAAGTAGTGAGCAAGTTAGCTTTACAAATGTACCATTTAAAGTAGGAAGAGAATCAGTATCTTTCAAAGTTTCTCCGTATCATGAGTTTAGCGAAAATGATTTTGTGAGAATTAGTGGTGTTTCCACTTATGTACAAGGAATTGAAGATTTTCATAAGATTACAACACGAACATACTTCACATTTCTTGAGCAGAATGGGTATTCTGGCATTGTTACTGATTTAAAAGTTAATCGAGTTCCATCAAATGTTTCTGCGGGAGATTCTATTGGAATTGGAACAGAAACATTACGAGTTATTAATGCATTCCCAACAGAAAAAATTCTTAGAGTAGAAAGATATGCTGGATTTGCTACAGCATCTACAGGAGTTGCGGTTACTTACTTTACAAGTGAATTAAACTTCCCACTTACAGAGACTACACCAGTTGATTCTAGATTCCAAGAATTTTACTACTTTAATCCCAAAGAGGCTGTTGGCGTTGGAACTACTGTTGGTATTTCTACAGCAGTAAATGTATCCTTAAATGGAATAACTAAATCTCGCTCTATTCTTGCACAATCAATTCATATTGGTCAGCATGGTCTAAAAACTAATGATTTAGTAACATTTAGTAGGAATGGAAACACATCTCTGACGGGTACAGACTCAATCAGTCCTTACACCACTCCTAGTGCTCTTCCAGCGAGTCTATATGTAGTTCGCAAGACTTCCAACACGATTGGACTTAAGACCGCTCCTGATGCCCCAGAGTTGTTCTTTACAAACTCTGGGGATGATATTGGGAATTACTTCTTCAATACAAACTATACACAACAAACTGCGAATATCGACAGGGGAGAATTGACCGTTCAAACCAGTGAATCGCACAATCTTTCGGCTAATGATAAAGTTTCTTTAGTCGTAAAACCAGGACTGACGACTGGACTTGGACCTAATTCAGATATTGTTGTCAAACTTTTAGATGGCAATCTTATTCTCAATCCATTTGAGGTTCCTACAACAGGTATCAATACTTCCGATAACACTTTCACTTTTACTGATCATGGTTTAGAAAGTGGATTTAAGATTCTAGCTTACGGTGCTGATGGTAATGAGGAAAATCTTCCTGAGAATATATTCCAAAGAACATATTTTGTTTTAAAAGTTGATAAGAATACTTTTAAATTATCAGAATCTAGCGCACAATTATTCTTAGATCCTCCCGAAGTTGTAAACCTAATTGGAATTGGTTCTACTGGACAATCAATCAATCCAATTAATCCACCAATTAAAGTAACTAAGAATAACAATGTCGTATTCAATATGAATGATCCTAGTTTACTTGGCGGTAAACTAAAGATTTTTTACGATAATAACTTCTTTAATGAATTTGTCGGAACAGGAAGTACCGATAAACTAGAAGTTGTTGGGGTTAATACTGTTGGACTTGGAACAACTACTCCAAGTAATGTATCTAAAGTTACTATTAATTACAATAAATCTATTACAAATGAATTGTATTATGGTTTTGAAAAGGGTGGATATATGTCAACCTCAGATACCGAGGTTAATGGATACACTAAAATTAGTTTTATTGACAGTTCATTTAATGGTAGATATACCGTAACTGGTGTAGGAGATACCACATTTACTGCAACTCTAGCTTTTGACGCTGAGAAGGATGGATATTCTCAGAATGATTGCGAAGATCTTTTCTTCACAACAACATCAATTGGTGCAACCGGTGGAATTTCAAAAGTTCGCATAATCAACAATGGATTTGGATATCAATCAATTCCAGCAGTTACCTCTATTGGATCTAGTGGAATTAGTGCAAATTTAAATTTAATTGGACCTTCCATTAACAAATTGAATAATGTAACTGTTCCTACTGATGTTTATGGATATCCTTCGGATAATACACTAAAACCGGATGCTTTCTTACCAAGATCGGTAAAGGTCAAAAACGCAAATAGAGTAATTGATGTACAAGTTACCTTTGGTGGCAAGTCTTATCTAAATGCACCGGCACTGGCTCTTTTTGATAAGTCAACCGGAGAGATTGTAAATAATGGTTTGATTACATGCGAACTTAGCGATTCTGCTGTTAACTCAGCAAAAGTTGTTGTACAACCTAGGGGGTTGTCAGGAAATGATTATGGAATTGCACCATTACAGAATAGTAATGGAATTTCAATCATCGAAGCTTTCTCGGATGTTGGTGTAGTTACATGTAAAATTACTACACCTATTCTTGGGTATGTAAACGAACCTTTTGTAATTGGAGATGTGGTATTCCTTGAAGGTATTCAATTCAATGGTGATGGCGATGGATTTAACTCTGGAGATTACAAATTCACAAACTTTGTAATTGATGACTATAACTCCGCTGTAAACCCAAGACAAGTATCATTCAAGTACGCTGGATTTACAACAAATGTTGGTACTGGCGCAACTGTTATTCCTGGTTTTGGACAAATTGTAAAGGCAGAAAACTTAGCACAATTTAGTTGCAGTAAAGCCTTCTCACCTTTTGCTAAAAACGAACCATTAAGAAGAAATAATGATTTACAAAATGATCTAATTTTAAGATCTATCGATGTTAATACTGGAATTATGGTTATCGAAGGGTCTAGACCTTTAGAACCGGATGATATACTCGTAGGTACTAATAGTGGAGACCGGGCAGAAGTTGATGTAATTTCAACATTCGACGGATATTATGACATTGATTCTACAATCGATGCAAATGTTGGGTGGTCAGATAATATTGGATTAATTGGAGATAGTAACCAATTCCTACCGGATAATGATTACTATCAAAATATGTCATATGCTATTGAAAGTGATAAGACATTTGAAGAAATCATTACTTATGTAAATGATATTGTCCATCCTTCTGGGATGAAGAACTTTGCCAATACTCAAATTCTATCTGTTGGTAATGCTGGAGATTCAACAAAACCCGCAGATGATGCTGGTGGATTTGTTCTTGACTTTATTGGCGATGCTTTAAGAGTTGATGCAATATACAAGTTTGACCTTTCTAGAGATGTTAACTCTGCTGATAATGTATCTAAATTCCTGGAACTTAAATCTACTAGACTTGCTGACTTTATTCTGAATAAAACAAATAGAGTTTTAATTCACGATGATATTAGCCCACAGTTTGTTAGTAACGAATCTAATGATTTAAGTGATGACAGAACTATTGCAGCTGCTGTCGCCGGAAGAAATTTCGCAAGATATTTAATCCAAACGACTCATAGTGCAGAAAACCCACTAAACAACCAATATCAACTTAATGAAGTTATTTTAGTTGCATCTGAGGGAGATACATTCTTGCTTCAAAAATCCCATATGAATAATACCAATAATATTGGTCTTTCAACGGGATATGCAGATTTCTTTGCTTTCTTTAATAGTAATGATAATGTATCTGAGGTAAGAATTAAACCTTACGAAACATTTGATACTAATTTTGATATTAAAACATTCCAGCAAGGATTCTCTGCTGATATTGGTATTGGATCAACTAGCACGGGCAATGTCGTAAATTCTTCGGCTAATGTTCTTGTTTCTTCTGGTGCTACAACAGAAGTTGTTGGATTTAGTACAACAACTTATGTCGCTGGCATTGGACACTTCCTTGTAGTCGATAATGTTGATAACAAAATTGATTATGTTGAGTTAGCATTACAACATGACGGCACAGATACCTACTTGACTGAATTGGCTTCATTTAATAGTCGTCAGAGTCTTGGTGGTCTTTCAGGTCCTCAGTTTATGGGTACATTCACCTCTTCTATGGAAAGTGGTGTTGTTAAAATCAACTATGTTCATCAAGAAGGTTCTACACTTGCAATTAGGTCTAAGTTTGTATCTTTTGAAAATGTCGGACTTGGTACAACTACTATCAGACATCTTAACCTTGAGTTTACTCCAGAAGGCACAGAAAGAACTGCTAGAGTAATTGCAGGAACATCCGCAACTACTGGCATTTCTACAGTTGTTGGTGTTAGTAGTTTTACTAACCTATCATTCAAATCGACCGTACATGTTTCATATGGATCAACTCAGACACTACATCAAATCTATGTTCTGTCGGATCCAGAAAAAGCAGATACTTATATTTCACAACAACCAATAGCAGCTATTGGTACAACTACTGGTATTGGTACATTTGGAGCAGAATTTAGCGGAAGTAATGTAAATCTAGAATTCTATCCAGATGCAGGTGTATCTGGGATGGTGAGTATCTATTCATACAACGAAGTTCTTTATAAAGATCTCGATCCTAACGGTACTCTTGCAGGTATTGGTTCATTTGGATATGGAAATGTATTTGAAAATGTCACTCAAAATACTTACTTAGGTATTAACAATAGAAATCTTAGAACTTTTGATCTTAAGTACGAGGGAATCCCTATTTACGAAAGAGACTTAAATCCACAAAACCCCAGTCAAATTGATTTTGGAAGTGGATTAATTAGTTTCCAACACTTCTTCTCAAATACTGAAGAAGTTACATATGAACCAGATTCCAATATCGTTGGTGTTGCTGCTAGTGCTCTTCAGTATGTTACTGGATATGGTCAAACAGCATTGCCATCCACCGTCTTTATTGTCAAGAATAACAATAGTCAGTTCTTTATCTCCACAAATGTTACTGATGCTAGGTTAGGTATTGCAGTTACTTTCCGCCCCGGAACATCTGCTGGCAATAAGCACAGATTTACAATGAATAAGAGAGATGAAAAATCAGTCATCGCTCTTAACGGTATTGTTCAAAAACCAATTTCTTTCACTCAAATCATTTATGATCTTGATGTTGCAGTAAATGGTATTGTTACATCGTTTGCTCTTAGTGGATTAAGTACCGTTACTTCTGGAGACTTACTAAAAATTGAAGATGAATATTCAATTGTAAGAACTGTTGGATTTGCTACTCAACCTCAAGGTCCTATTACCGGTATTGGTACTTGGAGTATTGTTGAAGTTGAAAGAGGAGCAGTTGGATCATCTAAAACTGATCATGCTGCGGGCAGTGTAGCAAGAATTCATAGAGGTTCTTTCCAAATCCTTAATAGTCAAATTCACTTTACAGAAGCTCCTCTTGGTGGTGACTTGGGAATTATCAACCCTGCCAACCTTCCTTATCCTAGAGCATCCTTTGGTGGTAGAACATATCTGAGAGATGATTATGAAACTAACGAATTGTTTGATGATTTCTCAGACCAATTTGATGGTCTGAGTAATACCTTCAACTTATCCGCAACCGGTGCAGCTGTAACAGGTATTGGTTCTACAGGTGGTAACGGTGTTCTGTTCATTAACGGTATTTTCCAAGCACCATTCGGTAAAAATAACGAAGGTGTTTCTAACTTCAAGATTCTTGAAGATCCCGTTTCTACCGCTGCCAGTGTTCAGTTTAGTGGTATCACATCTGCTGGATTTACCGATTTAATTATTGATGTAGATGATATTAACCAAAACCAACTCCCGAGAGGTGGCATCATTGTTTCTGTAGCATCTAGCCCTGGAATGGGATATGCACCGTTCAATGGAGCAGCTGTTCGTCTTGAGGTTGGTGCTGGCGGAACAATTACTAATGTTACTGGAGTTTCTACATCAGGAACAGCAGTTAACATCAGCACTGCATCTTATACTAATAAGACTGGTATCATGACAGTTACTACAGCAACTGCTCATGGTCTGTTGCTCCAGAATCAGGTCAAGTTGGCTGGTCTTGCGTTTACATGTCCTAAGAATCCTGTTGGAACGCCCAATGGGTTCACCTATGATCCTTCTACAGGCATTTCTACTATCTCGTTCGCAAGTCCTCATGGACTAGTAAATGGTGATGCAATCTCTATTGAAACGAACAGCATTACATTTACATGTACACAGGGTCCTGGTAACCATACATATCCCCGCGTAACTGACCCTGCATTTAACCAGTACCTAACCATTTCTGGTGTAACTGCAAATTCATTTAAAGTCGATGTTGGGACTGGTGGTACAGGCACATCTCCACATACATTCGTCAGTGCTAATACTGATGCCATTAAGACTTTGAATTATCAGGGTATTACTACTAGTATCTTCCCAGATCATAATGATCCTTTCTATGTTGTTGGTATTATATCCGCAAGAACCTTCAAGGTACAAGTTGGTGCATCTACTATCCCACATACTTATGTAAGTGGTGGTACTGCCGCAGAATTCCATCCATTGACTTTTGGTAGTGGATATAATACTAATCTGGGTACAATTGGTATTGCTATAACTTCTCCTACAGGAACTGGAGCAACTATTACTGCTGTTGTAGGTGCTGGTGGATCTCTAGTATTCAGTGTTGTTGGCCCTGGCACAAATTACACTGAAGATAATGGACTTATCCTTCCTCCAGAACCCAATGGAGAAAACCTCCCAATTGTTGGTGTTACTAGAATTGGTCTTGGAAATACAACTGTAACTGGTGTTGGTTGTTCAATATCTGTTCAAGTTGCAGGTGTATCTACAGCTACTGGTATTGGATCTACATATTACCAAGTATCTAATTTCCAGTTCTCCAAAAAAGGCTATGGATTTAAGAGAGGAGATACCTTTACAGTAACTGGACTTTCTACAGATCCTTTCGCAGGTGACGACTTTAGGCAGTTTGAAGTTGAGGTTGTCGATGTATTTACTGACCAAGTATCTTCTTGGCAGTTTGGTAATATTGATTATCTTGACAATATCAAACCATTCCAAGATGGAAATCAAAAGAGATTCCTTCTCTACTATCAGTCATCGCTAGTCAGTTTTGAAATTGATAGAGGAGATCAAGATTCTAAAGAAATTGATCTTGCTGCAGTTCTTTTGATCTTTATTAACGGTGTTATTCAAGAACCAGGTATCAACTATTCATTTGACGGCGGTTCTGTTATTGAATTTAATAGTGCTCCTACTACCGAAGATAATGTTGTTATTTTCTTCTACAGAGGAACAATTGGACAAGATAGTTTCTTATTCGATGTAAATGAAGTTATTAAGGTTGGTGACAACTTGAGACTTCAAAAGAGTAGTCAAATTGAATTAAATCAAGTTGATCAAAGCACAGCAAATCTTGCTCAGAGTGCCAATAGAATTGTTAAGAGAGTTGATAGTGCCGCTACAGTAGAAACAGCATTCTACCGAGGTGTAGGTATTAGTAATGATAACTACAAACCAATGGATTGGATTAAGCAGAAAAAAGACATTCTGATTGATGGATCTTTGGTATCTAAAGCCAGAGATTCTCTTGAGGCACAGATTAATCCAATTGCAAATGTAATTGGTGTTGTTAGCACAACTGATTCCTTTATATTCACCGATACTACGGACTTGTTTAGAGATACTGATGATCTACTAACAGGATCATTTAGTCTTGCGTACATTGCTCCAGTAGGATTTGGAACAACTGCCGTTTATGGTAGCAACTATGAAAATATTACTGGTATCGAACCTCTCGTTGCAAATGTTCAAGGATTTATCGGAGTTGTTACCGGCATCAACACCTGTCCTGGTATTGGTACTGACTTGGCTCTTCAGATTTTATTTGATGCTCAAGAATATGTAAATGATGGCAATAGCACTGCTGGATTACTAGTTGGTCAACCTATTAAGTTGTATGGATCTGGAATTAACACAACAGGTGCTGCTGTTACATCTATTGATACTCATGATACCGATATTGTCGGTATCAGTACATTCAATGGTGATAACATTTATTATGTACATGCGGTATCTACAAGAAACGGTGGTCGCGTAGGTGTTCTTACTTGCAACATTGCTTCTTATACTAATACTAGTGATTTTGTAGGTGTTGGTTCTACTGCTGGACCTTACTGCGAATTCACATGGGGTAAGTTTAGTAATGTTACTAGAGATGCTACGAATGCAGTTTACGCTAACCTAAAAGGAATTACATTTGATCCTGCATTATCCAACTATCCTATTGTCCAAAGGCGTGGTTGTGGTTTGAGAGGAACTGGAGGATTGCCGAAGCTATTATAAATACAAAAAAGTTAGACCTTCCGCCCGTTCATAATAATGGCAGCCATTATCACCGACCAGTTTAGGGTCATTAATGCAAATAACTTTGTAGACTCTGTAATTGACGGTACTAACTCGTACTTTACTTTTTTGAGTCTCGCAAACCCAACTATCACGGGTTATGGGAGAACCAGTACCTGGAATAGTACAACGGTTCAACCACCGTCACCCATTGATAATATTAGCTATATTAATCATGTCTACGATACGATGCTTTTTGGTCGGAAGGTATTACCTGCTGATGTAAGAAGACTTATTCGCAAAATTCAGTGGACAAAAGGTACATCATATGATATGTACCGACATGATTATGATACTAATAACCGATCATTAGTATCAAACTCTAGCAGACTTTATTCTGCAAACTATTACATTATGAATAAAGACTTTAGAGTCTATATTTGTATTAACAATGGTTCTGCTGGGATTACATCTTCAGCAAATGCTTCTCTAGATGAACCAACATTTACTGACCTAGAACCATCCGCAGCTGGAACGAGTGGTGACGGATATCTATGGAAGTACCTATTTACTGTTCCTCCTGCAGATATTGTCAAATTCGACTCAACCGAATATGTAGCAGTTCCTAACCAATGGACTACTAGCTCTGAGAATGAAATTAAAGTTGTTAGAGACAACGGCGATTCTTCGATTAACAACAATCAAATTAAGGTTGTTTCTATTGATGAGCAAGGTGAAGGATATTCGTTCTTATCTTCTCCAGTAGAATTAGATGTTTTAGGTGATGGTACTGGTGGTAAGGTTAGAGTTCAAACAAACACTAATGGTCAAATTATTTCTGCAGTTGTAACTGCAGGAGGACAGGGTTACAGTTTTGGAAGAGTTAATCTTTCTTCGATCAATAGTTCTGCAACTAAGTTTGCAAGACTTACCCCAATCATTCCTCCATCAAGAGGGCATGGATTTGATTTATACAAAGAGTTAGGAACTGACAAAGTTCTAATTTATTCTAGATTTGATAACTCTTCATACGACTTTATTTCTGACACTACATTTGCTCAAATTGGTGTTATTAAAAATCCAATTTCCGCAGGTGCCGGATCTACTGCGGTTATTAACACTTCAGAATACTCCTCCACGAAGTCCTTAAAATTTACTGGTAATACAGTACAAACAATTGCTATTGGATCTAAGATTCAACAGGATATTTCGGGAGTTGGAACTGCAAAAGGATAT